GGTACTTTCGTACCGTACATGGTGTATCGTGTATCCAATGCCGGTCGGCATCAGACGTTGACCGTTATTCCTTATATTGGAGTTAGCCATGAAGAAGAAAGATGTTATTGGACAAAGTAGTATAAAGACCACGAATGTAGATGAAACTGGAAACATAGTTGTTTCTGAAAGTTCATCGTCGCGGATCCTTTTAACTACAGGTTTCACGGGTTCTAGTAATCCTTCCAGGATTTCTCAGATTTCCCGCCATCAGGATGCATCTACGCCATATACCAATGATATTGTCTTTCGACATCGTCACGGTAGTATGAATGTCTCCGCAACTGTTGTTGGTCGACCTACGTCTACCAATTATAGTGTTTTTGGGGACCAAAAATATGATGCAGGTATACCTGTGTCTATGAGCTCTTCTGACCCTGCATTAGTAACTTATGATAATAAAGCGCTATCGATCTTTCGTAGCAAATTATCTTCTAAAGCCGCTAATTTTAAGTCGCTTCTTCCGCTTGCTGAGATTCAGGAGACACGTCATCTCTTACGAGATTCAACGTCGTCCTTAGCTAAGCTTCTCCAAGACCTTGTACGAGTGCGAAACTCATATAAGGTAGGTGGTTCTGGTCTCATCCGATCAGCTGATGCTTTTAACAAGCATGCGGCTGACCTTTGGTTGGGATGGGGGTTTGGTATCGCCCCCACTCTGTCTGATGTAAATCAGCTTACCGCTGCTATTATCCAGAAACTAGAAAATTCTGGCTCTGAGAATCAGCGTATAAGTGCAAAAGTCAATTGGTCGTTCACTGGCGAACCTTCGCCGGCTTTCTTCCAAAACTTCTGCCAACATCAGGTTGACGATCGGGTTAGCCGTAGATATTTCGGTAAAATTGGATATATCGGAGGGTTTAATCTCCGACTATCTAATACATCCGATTATTCTACTGCAAACCATTTCGGTGTACAGAGTTTATCAGAGATAGTCCCTGCTATCTGGGAAGCTACGAGTTACTCTTGGGCTGTGGATTACCTATTAAATATAGGGCCATGGCTTGAGGATCACTTTTCCGCTACTCCAGGTCAGCTTATCTATCTTAATCGTGTTTTCTCATACGATTTATTCCAGACTCGGCACTTGTTCTCAGCTAAGCTGACAACGTTGCCTGCTGGAGCGTCGTATGTTGGATCATCCGCTGGATGCACTCCTGCTTCTATTCGTGTTTTTCATTACGAAAGGCAGAAATTGTCATCTATACCGATGAGGTCCTTATCCTTTTATACAAAGGATGAGATCCTACACAATATCGCCACCAAATGCGCTAACATTTTGTCTGTTGCCTACCCTCGTATGAGAGGTAGATCTTAACTTAACATTAGGACATATTATTATGGCTATTTCAATCACAACACCGGTAACGGGCGGAACCCAAACAGGTTTCACTACGCCTAGCTTTACCATTGCAACTGATACATCTCCTGCTCCGAATGCGAAGCAGTATGTTGTTACAGCTAACACTGGTGCTACAGGCGCTGATTCTCATACGGTATCAAAACCTTTTACGGTTACGATATTCCGCCCCCTCACACTACGCTCCCTGCCTTCTGCGATACCAGCAACGGGTGTTATTCCAGTCAATAAAATTGGCTTTAATAAGTACCTCATTAAGGTTCGCAAAGGTGCCCTTCCGGCTCCAAACCAAATTCCTCAAGTAAATACTTGCGACATCGTTTTTAACGTTGCAGCAGGTACTGATACTCAGGAATCGGCTAATGTCCGGGCTTTGGCATCTGTCGCTGTTGGAGTGCTGAATCAAGTGTCCGCCGGAATCGGCGATACGCTTGTCACAGGCGCTCTCTAACTTTGACTGATAGGGGTTGCATATGAACCAGGAAAATTCCGATGTTTACGCGCTCTTTAAAGCTTGTCTTACAGCTGATATTGATAGTAATCTGGGTGGTAGTGTCTTGTCAGACATCGCCGGCCTTCGATTGCTATCTAGGTGCGATAAGAGATTCCCTGCAGATTCTAGACGATTTAAATCGCTAGAGGAACAGGGTTTCGAAAAATTTATCGCTACTAATCAGCTTTGCAGTTTGCGCTCGTGTCTCATTGGATTAACACCCGATGAGATTTCCTTAGCCCGCAACTATATAGTTGAATCACTAGAATCTGTTTCTTCCTGTTTACAGGAAGATTTCGATCTTGGGATTTTCCTATCAATGTGCAGGCCAGGTCCTGGCGCTATAGTTGGTAGCAGGTCCACCCATGCGGTGGATAAGTTCAATGATACTAGTTGGACAGTTACCGACGCTGCACGACCTCTCCTCAATGCTTACTTTCTAAGCTCCCCCCTACTGAAACAAATCAGGTCTGGGATTGAGCTCGTAAGCGTTCCTGGAAGTCGCATGACATCAGTCCCTAAAGATAAAGATAGCAATCGCCTCGTATGTACGGAACCCGCGGGTAACATGCTCCTCCAGCTTGGTGCTGGTGAGTATGTAGCTTCCGCTCTCCGTTTCCGAGGTTTGGATATCCAGAACCAGCAGAACCTGTTTATACAGGACGGTCATAGCTCTTGGATTAATACATCCTCGAACCAGTACCTTGCTTGGTTGGGTTCCCTCGACCAGTCTTTTTCGACGCTGGATTTGTCCAGTGCGAGTGACTTAATTTCAGTCGAGCTCATTCGGTTGCTATGGCCCCCAACGTGGTTTGGCCTCTTGACGTCTATTCGTTCACCGGTGACTTGTGTCAACGGCCGAATTATATCGTTGAGTTGTATCTCCACAATGGGCAATGGTTTTACCTTCCCTGTAATGACCATGACGTTGATGGCGCTTTGTTATGCCGTAAACTGTAAAAGGTTTAAGGTTTTTGGCGACGACATCATTGTTGAACGGAAAAGTACGTCTGCTGTTGTAGGCATACTCGACCGGGCCGGCTTATCAGTTAATACTAGTAAGTCCTTTTGGGATACTTGCTTCCGTGAAAGCTGTGGTGGTGATTATTTCTATGGTTACGATGTCACTCCTGTGTACATCAAGTCCCTAGATAATCTCCCCAGCGTTTATGTTGCCATCAATCAAATCCTTGAGTGGAGTGCTAAGCATGAGATCATGCTGACTCTTACCCTTAGATTCTTGGTTGATTTAGGTAACAAACTTAACAACGGTTGCAAGCTGCACATAGTGCCAGAGTGGGAGCAATCTTACTCCGGCATTCGTGCGGTGACGGCGTCTAGAAAACGTTATTCCAGGATGGTAATCGTCCCTCGAAAGAGGCGAGCTCCCATTACTTATGGCACAATATTGTGCATCCTTGGTGGTTACGTTTCCTGTACGAAGTCAGGGGACCCCTGGTTATATAGTCCACGAGCATATTCTGTCGTGTACAAAAACCAGAAGTGTGTCTTGATGCCTCACGGCAATAAGACTGGCAGGGCACCGGAAGTTAGGTGCTCCCGTTCAAGCGAGTGGATTTCTGCTGC